GAATCAGGCTGCTGCTTGGAAACTTGTGATGGACCGTATACTACCAGTGGGTGCTTTTGAAAAAGACGTAGTCAAAGACACCGGTAGAAACGCTATACAGATCAACATTAGTGGCGTTGGTGTTGCCGAAGTAACTACTCCAGACGATATCATAGAAGGAGAAGTAGTAGATGGGTCTTAAACACTTCAAGAGAGAAGAGTTTGACTGTCAGGTCACTGGCACTAACAACATGGAACAAGAGTTCCTAGAGAAGTTAGACGATTTGCGGGGTGCATGTGGCTTCCCGTTTGAGGTGACGTCTGGTTACCGTCATCCAACCCAGCACCCTATTGAAAGAAAAAAGGAAGTGCCGGGGACACATGCCCAAGGGATTGCGGCTGACATAAAAATAACTAATGCCGCCCACCGCTACACTATTGTGGCTAATGCTTTAAACCTTGGTTTTACTGGTGTGGGCATTGCTGATACGTTTGTACACGTTGATACCCGTGGAACAACTCCGGTTATCTGGTTGTACTAATGGATTTGAATATAGAACTACTGCCGTGGCAGCAAGATGTATGGGCAGACAGTACTAGATTTAAAATAGTTGCAGCAGGACGACGTACTGGTAAGTCCAGATTAGCTGCATGGATGTTAATTGTTAATGCACTACAGGCGGACAGAGGACATGTATTTTACGTCGCACCTACTCAGGGACAAGCCAGAGACATCATGTGGCAAACCCTTTTGGAACTGGGACATCCTGTTATTACTGGTAGTCACATTAATAATCTTCAAATCAAGCTGGTCAACGGAGCAACTATCAGCCTCAAAGGTGCCGACCGTCCAGAAACAATGCGTGGTGTCAGCCTCAAGTTCTTAGTAATGGACGAGTACGCTGACATGAAGCCTGAGGTATTTGAACAAATCCTGAGACCTGCCTTGGCTGACCAGAAGGGTTCTGCAATGTTCATAGGAACACCTATGGGTCGCAACCATTTTTATGAGTTGTACAAATATGCGGAGTTAGATGATGATCCGACGTACAAAGCTTGGCACTTTACTTCTTATGACAATCCATTATTGGACCCGGACGAAATTGATATTGCTAAAAGGTCTATGTCTTCTTATGCGTTTCGCCAAGAGTTTATGGCGTCGTTTGAAGCCCGTGGGTCAGAGATGTTTAAGGAAGACTGGGTACAGTTTAGTGAGGATAAGCCGGAAATAGGAGATTACTACATTGCTGTTGACTTGGCAGGCTTTGAAGAAGTCAACAAGAAGAAGACTAAAAATTCCAAACTTGACGACACAGCGATCGCCGTGGTTAAGGTCAATGAGCATGGTTGGTATGTTGACAATATTATATACGGTCGATGGTCACTTGACGAGACAGCACTTAAAATATTTCAGGCCGTTAGAGATTACCGTCCCGTATCGGTTGGAATCGAAAGAGGTATTGCTAAACAAGCAGTAATGTCTCCTTTGATGGACATGCAAAAACGCTACGGCATGTTCTTTAGAGTAGAAGAGTTGACCCACGGCAACAAGAAGAAAACAGATCGTATTATGTGGGCATTGCAAGGACGATTTGAAAACGGGTACATAACCTTAAACAAAGGAGAGTGGAACAGTAGATTCCTTGATCAGCTGTTTCAATTCCCTGACCCATTAACACACGATGACTTAGTAGATGCGTTAGCTTATGTTGATCAATTAGCCAATGTAGCATACAACTACGATTACGAAATTGAAGACCATCAAATACTAGATGTGGTAGCAGGATACTAATATGGCAGAATTATACGATAAAGACGCGCTTGTAATGCAAGAAAATCTTGAAGACTGGGTCATTAATAAATGCGAGGATTGGAGAGATTATTACGAAAGCAATTATGAAAGTAGATTTGAAGAGTACTATAGACTATGGCGTGGCATCTGGGATCCTGCTGACAGCCAGCGTGGGTCTGAGCGTTCCCGTATTATTTCTCCTGCACTTCAACAGGCAGTTGAGTCTAATGTAGCAGAACTAGAAGAAGCTACGTTTGGTCGTGGTAAGTGGTTTGACGTAAGCGATAACTTTGGCGACACTAACAAACAAGACGTACAGTTTCTACGTAACAAACTTACGGAAGATTTTGAAGACTGTATGGTACGTAAGGCTGTTGCAGAATGTCTTATTAACGCTGCTGTGTTTGGTACAGGCATTGGTGAAGTTGTTATCGAAGAAATGAAAGAGATGGCTCCTGCTACTCAACCTATTATGGGAGGAGATTTGCAAGCAGTAGGAGTAAGTATTACTGACCGTGTCAAGGTTAAACTTAAACCTGTATTGCCTCAAAACTTCTTAATTGATCCTGTAGCTACGTCTGTAGAAGATGCACTGGGTGTTGCAGTAGATGAATTTGTAAGCATGCACCAAGTAGAACTACTACAAGAACAAGGTGTTTATCGTGACGTATTTGTTGGTCCTGCTGCACCGGACACTGACTTAGAGCCTGACCAAGACATTACTATTTACAACGACGACAAAGTGCGTTTGACTAAGTACTACGGTTTAGTACCACGAGAGCTTCTAGATGCCGCTACAGGCGACGATGACGACGAAGTGCTAGTAGATGATGAGTCTAATTCTCGTTACGTAGAGGCCGTTGTAGTAGTTGCTAACGGCGGTATTCTTCTTAAGGCAGAAGCTAACCCTTATATGATGGGTGATCGTCCAGTAGTAACTTTTCCTTGGGACGTAGTACCCGGACGTTTCTGGGGTCGTGGCGTATGCGAAAAGGGCTACAACTCCCAGAAAGCACTTGATACAGAGCTACGCGCCCGTATTGATGCATTAAGTCTTACTATTCACCCAATGATGGCTATTGACGCTACTCGTTTACCACGAGGTGCAAAACCAGAAGTTCGCCCCGGCAAGATGATCCTAACCAGTGGAGATCCTCGTGAAGTACTTCAACCGTTTAATTTTGGTCAAGTTAGTCAAATTACTTTTGCTCAGGCCGGAGCCTTGCAGCAGATGGTACAGCAAGCAACAGGAGCCGTTGACTCAGCAGGGATTGCGGGTCAGGTTAATGGCGAGAGTACTGCCGCTGGTATTAGTATGTCTCTTGGCGCTATTATTAAACGTCACAAGCGCACACTAATTAACTTTCAGCAGTCATTCTTAATTCCGTTTGTTAAAAAAGCTGCTTATCGGTACATGCAGTTTGATCCAGAAAATTATCCAGTAGCTGACTACAAGTTCAATGCATCTAGTACTCTTGGTATTATTGCAAGAGAATACGAAGTTACCCAGCTTGTTCAATTGCTACAAACTATGGGCAAAGACTCACCGTTGTACAATACGCTTATTCAGTCTGTTATTGACAACATGAACTTATCTAACCGTGAGGAACTGTTAGCAGCTATGGCACAAGCTATGCAGCCGAACCCACAACAACAACAAGTACAACAAGCACAGATGGCATTCCAGCAGTCACAAACTGCAGCATTGTCTGCTCAAGCTCAAGAGTCACAAGCACGTGCCGCTAAGTTAGCTGCAGAAGCTCAAGCAGTGCCGCAAGAGCTTGAGATTGACAAAATCAACGCTATCACTCGAAACCTTCGTGAAGGTGACGCTGAAGACAAAGAGTTTGAACGCCGCATGAAAGTAGCCGATACTCTTCTTAAAGAAAAGCAAATAGAAGGTAAAACTAATGCTAATAACACAAAAAGAAATGCAGTCCCTTCTGGACCAAGTCAACAACCACTTCCAAGGAACATTCCAACGGCTAACGGACCTAGAGGAGCAAATGAACCAACTGGAAGCCAAGGTGGAGGAACTCTATAATGCCAGCAAAGAAGGATCCAAGACTAGCACGAGCAGGGGTAAGCGGGTACAACAAACCAAAGCGGACGCCTAATCATCCAACCAAGTCTCATGTAGTTGTTGCTAAAGAAGGTGACAAAGTTAAAACCATTAGATATGGTCAACAAGGAGTTAGCGGTGCAGGTAAAAATCCTACAACTGCTAAAGAAAAGGCAAGACGTAAGTCATTTAAAGCTCGTCATGCAAAAAACATAGCTAAAGGCAAAATGTCTGCGGCTTACTGGGCAAACAAATCAAAATGGTAAGGAGATTACTATGCCAGCAGGAAAAGGAACATACGGTAGTAAGGTAGGTCGTCCACCTAAAAAGAAAACAGGAACTCTTAAATCTAAACTTAAGCCGATGCAAAAAGCAAAAAAGCCCGTAAAGCGAATCACTCAAGAAGAAGTGGAAGCTCGTATTAAAGCAGCAAACAAAAAAGCTAACAACATGACGCCTAGTCCTGCTATGCAAAAAAAGATGGCAGAACAAATGCGTAACAAAAAGATGGACGCTAAGATGAAAGCTGCTGCTAAAAAAGCTGGCGTACCTATGAGAAAGAAAAATGCCAAAAGCAAAAAGTAAAAAAGCTAACGACGCTTGTGCGCGTAAGGTCAAGTCTAGGTACAAAGTCTGGCCTTCTGCGTATGCTTCTGGTGCAGTAGCCAAATGCCGAAAGGTAGGAGCTAAAAACTGGGGTAATAAAAGTGGCCGTAAGAAAAAGTAAAAAGGGTGCTGCCCTTAAAAAGTGGTTTAAGGAAGAATGGATAGACGTTAAAACTGGTAAACCTTGTGGTCGTAAGTCTGCAAAGGGTGATAGCAAACGTCCTTATCCTTCTTGTCGGCCTAAAGCCGTTGCAGCTAAAATGACTAAAGGTGAAAAAGCATCATCTGCCCGTCGTAAGACTGGACCCGCTAAAATTAAACACGCCGTCACTGCATCAGGACGTAGAAGAAAAACTTCTAAAAAGTCTTGACAAATGCATAAAAGTGTGGTATAATATAACTATATAATATAATAACAGAGGAAACCATGACTCCCGAGCTTGAAACTTACTTCAACAACTATAACGAACTCTTCAACCACGAAGGTTTCAAACAACTCGTACAAGAGCTTTCCAATAACGCAACGCAACTAGCAGATATTCAAACAGTAAAAGATCTGGAAGATTTATACTTCCGCAAAGGTCAAGTATCTGCTTTTGCAACTGTTATTAATCTACAGGCAACGATCGAAGCTGCTCGTGATCAAGCCGAAGCAGAAGAACAAGAACCAGTAGATGTATAAAGTATTTGACTTCCGTTGTACAAACGGACATGTATTTGAAGAATTTGTAGAAGGTACAGTCACGACCAGTAGGTGCGGTTGTGGTGCCAACGC